CCGAGGAAAGCACCAGCAAACACCAAGTCACACTGATTTTCCCTACACAGGTCTTTCAGAAACTGGGCCGCAATCCTGCCAAATCCTGCATAATCATCAGACATACTCAAGACAAAGACTTCTTCTACTGCCCTTACCATGTAACCCCACCAAACAAAATCTGGATTGATGTTAAAGGCGACAACGCCGACAAGAGTACCTTTATAGTAGAAGTAAGCTAGCTGTCCGTATCTATTCAGTTCAGTTACCATTCGGAAAACTCTCTCTTTGTCTGCAAGAGGCTCAATCACCTTGTGTCCTTTACACAAGCGTTCGTACACCTGATAGACAAGTTCTGTGTCTTGACTACCATAAGAAACTATGAAACTGGTTCCCAGAGCTTTATACTCCCTGTCTTCCAATCATAATCACCTGCCTTATGCAAGATATATGCCAACCTTGCGTTCTTCAATGCTTCCTGTTCGTTACCTTGATATGCCCTCAGCACAGTACTCCACGTATAACCAAGTTCATCCAGAATGCGCTTAGACTTCATCTCACCAAAACCAGGAGCACCCTTATAGTTATCTGTGGTATCTCCCAGAATAGTTTGATATAAATGAAATTTGTCTGCATCTTCCTCAGTTGTCTGGAAGTATTTGTCTCTCATGAAATCGTAGAACTTCCCAGGAATCGAACGAAAATCTTTGTCTCCCGATATAAGGATATAATCGCCATCTACTTCCTGTGTCAGAAGTCCTGCACAATCATCAGCTTCCAGATGTGGCTCCATGTAACATACATAGTTATCAAGTATCCATTCACGCATCGGATTGAAGCATACAGGTCTGCGCTTGCCTTTCCTGTTGGCTTTATAGTCTGCAAAAATTTCTACGTTACGGAAATTGTCGTGTGCCTTATCGGTGAGACACATGAACAGCTTATAGTCTCCATCATACTTATAGTGATTCAAAACCTTTTCTGTCAGATCCGTAACAAAGTTATCGTAGTAGACACAGGCTTCTCTCATATCACAGTGCAGAGTCCATATGTCATTACTCCAATGTATAGCTTTCTCACATTCCAGAAGAGAGACAAAGAGAAGCATGTCAGCATCAAAAATGAGATTCATCATGAGAAAGAACAACTCTTTTCCGTGCATCTATCGCAATTCATGAAATCCTTATCGAAAATCTCCGGTACTGACTTAGCTAACAACTTCTGGATTTGTTCAGCCATTTGTCTATGTTCCTTTTGTGCTCTCTTGCACATCCGCTTAGGCAAATATTCATACCATGCTCTGAAGTTACCTG